CATGTGCCCAAAATGCGCACCTGCGGTGCTGGGACCGTGGGCGGCGTACTTACTCTGCATGGAGCTAAGTACGCCGCCTTAAATAATTAAAATTGTTTAGACTTTGAAAAGTTACAAACAATAAAAGTGCACTGTATTCTGTGGGTTTTTGTGAGTTAAGGACGCCGCGCCGTAAGTACGCCGCCTTAACCCACTGGGAACCGCACAGAAGTAAGTGCACAAAAGTGACATAGGTAATACTGAGCTATGTCACCCAACCCCCACGCCGTACAAAAATACGGCGTACTTAACGATACACCCGATACAACGGAGGTTGATCGCGATGCCAAACAGTTCTAGGAACATACGGATAGTTAGCGCCTGAAATTCGACCGGGATGCCAATCCGCAAAATTCGCATTGTAAAGCATACGAGCCTCAGCTCGCCAAGCTTCCTTAGCGTGAACGCTGAGCCTGGGCCACACCAACCCTAAGCGCCGCAGGTTGTATTTAATATACCCTGCCTCCCAAGATCCACGATGAAAAGGTGTATTTGGCAGGCGAGTTCGAACTAAATTCTCCTGTCTCCGAATTTCCGGGTCTGCGGTATAAGAATTAATCTGCATTATCTCGTTAATAAATAATAAAATGTGAAAATTATAAACTGCTCAAGTACGCTTACTGGGTCTGCGCCGACTAAAGCTCTTATACGACTTACGCGCTGAGCTGTGGCCACAGCTGCACGATGCGCGAGCGTAAGATCCAGACACACGTCTAGCACGTCTGACAGGCTTAAATGTTTTACGAGACTTAACATACGATTTCTTCTTTTTAAAAGAACGCTTCGCCCTACGAGGACCCGGACTCAGAAAATCCATATAAGAAACCGAAGCGCGCTTACGATAAACCTTTTTCTTATACACACGCTTTAAAGAAGGCAAAATTAAAGGAGGCAAAATTAATGCAGGGTCCATTCCACCGGGTTCCGGTTGGGAAACAAGTGCAGGTTCCATTTGTAAATTTGGAGGCACAAATGGATATGAGAGAGAATCAGTACGCTGTCTAATGTAATCAGCACTTGGAGCTCCTTCGTAATATCCAAATTCCCTCTTAGACATTTGATAATTAATGTAATTAATGATTATAATGATCTATCCTAACCTGGGGCGCTTGGAACCCCCAGCACTCCGCGCTTCACGCAAACGTTTGGCTAAAGCCCGCTGAATAAAGCGATAAAACGCAATAGTTCCACGAGCCTGTATAGGTATATTTTGACCTAAAAAATCTCTATATTGATCAAAATACCAATGCAATCCAATCCGACCAACAAGCCTCTCACCAGCACGAACGACCATTTCGCTCTTGGCCCTGGCTAAAGCCAGTTGAAAGACAATAGCTATTTCAGGAACCTCGTCTGACTCTTGTTCATAAAATCGTCGAAGATTCATGGCAATCTCTGACACAGAATTGCGAAACTCGCCAGGAAAATCCTCAAATTCCTCCATCTCCCGAACAGCATCCTCGGCAATCATTACACCGGAGCAGTAATAATGCCAAGAGAACTCTGATACAAACCAACGTCAGTAAAAGAATTCTGAGCAAGGAATGGAGTAATCTCCATTATCTCCATAGCAAATTGGGTAATGTTAGTGCTTGTATTGCTGAAAGGATTAATCTGCACAATGTTATTTACGCCTTCTGTGGCAGATGTAACCTTGACTCTTATCACAATGCAACCGTTAGTAGCGAAAGCCGCCGCAGCAGTTGCGAACCAAGAAAGTCCCCCTACTGCATCGGAGCCAGAAGGTGTGGCAGCGTAAATATCATTCCATTGCCTAACGTTGCCAAAATACCCATACGTGCTGCCAGCGAGTGGCAAAGCAAGCGTACCAGTGTTAAAAATAGGCGCAGCTATAGCAACACCAGCACCTTCAAAAAACAACTTAATTTCAAAAGTGCCATTAGTAGACGCTGGAAACGTAATGGACACACCTCCGTTCGCGCCAAGATTGTAATTGAGAACCTGGGGCTGAAGTGAATTTTGAACATTAGTCAAAAAATTTGCACCTAAAATGGCATTACTAGCAAGAGCTACGCCATCGCTATTAACGCCTCGAAACTGAGAAACGTTTCCAGCGGCAGCAGAGAAAATCCTCGGCTTGTCTAAATGGACAGTGTAGGTAACCCACAACTCGCCAACTTGCCTATTCTGAAAAGAAGTAGGCGTGTTCGAAAAAGCAATTTGGAAACGACCCAAATCAAGAGTAGAAATATCCCGACCAAAAATCAACCCAGTACGAACATTCTTCTGGGCGTTTCCGGCATTCTTACTCGGGTCGCATTCAACTCCATGGTTAGAATCCTCGACTTGTCTGGATGTAATGGCGCCATGAGATGACACCATCACAGATTTGTCTTGAAACAAATTAGGACCAGAGGTATAGTCGGTAGCCATAACAATCGTACCGGTGTTACCATCGGGATTGTTAGTGGAACTTCCATCAACGACAGAGCGATAATGGAACACCAACTGAATAAATTCATACTCTTCAAAATTCTGTGCAAACTGCGAAAGTAAAGGAAAAATATCCTGCAAACCGGGATTCAACGGAAACCCAACTACTGTAAACTGCGACGAACGAGGACCGAAAATATCTCCAACATACTCCGTATGACTTATGGTCAAACCGGACGTTTCGTCAGTAGAACCGCCAAATCGAATATTAGGCTGGCCGTTCATAATTAATGAATTATTATGACCAGTTGGTGTATAAGCACCTCTGCCTTCGTAAAGGCCCCCACCGGTGTAAAGGCCGCGACCAGAAAGTCTACCTTTAATCCAATCGCCGGCTTTGTCGCCTAGGAAACTGCCGACAGTACGGCCAACGGGTCCTAAAAGACCGCCGGCCATACCTCCAAGCATCTTGCCCCAATACTCGCCGCGGCCATAATAGCCGTCAGCTTTTCTCTTGGCACGCTGAGCTTCCGAAGCATCTTTATAGGTTGCTCCGTAAGACATAATACCGTCCGATGTTCCAGAAGGAACATAACGAACACCAAACTTGGAAGCAGAATGGGACATCAATCCCATATTTCTAGCACGCTTCATAATACCTGCTGCGCGCTTAGCCTTCTGAATTCGCAAAAGACCGGCCGCAAGGGCGCGATCACCACCTCCACTATAAGAACGTCGTTTACCTGGCATTAAAATAATGCCAGACACAATTTCAAAGGTTTACAAGTGGAAACAAGCACCCACAATGATACATACCCTACACTGTGTTTGCAATTGCATTGCAAATTTCTGGGGATACGAGTTCACGCTCGCAGTCCGCGAGGAACATAATCAAACAGAAACAGTCAAGGAAGAACCTGTTCCGTAGATTTTTTTTAATTATTAAGCAGCGTTAAAACCCTCTAACATAGCAGCAGGAGCCGGAGGCTCTGCACCAAACAACCTAACCTCATGAACACGGCGAGTCAACTGTAAGATCGTGCCCTCCATGTTTGCCTCAGCACCGCGATAATAGTCACGAGGATGACGGGGCGCAGTGATATATATCTCCGTAGGAGAATAATGCACAGAACGCCCCTTCACCTCGACAATTAAAGGATAAATATCAAGGTAGGAAAGCAGAGTCTGAAAGGGATAGTGACTGTCGCGCAAATCGTCGAAAACGACTATTTTTTGACCGCAATACCCGTCAAACCAACGGTTGCCGGAAGGCTTGCTGTAGTACGCGCGGTCGCCAATCTCTTGCATGACAGCTCGTGTCTTTCCACTGCCAGCGGGTCCATAGTACCATCTAACGACCAAGCCGCCGTATAATCCATCGGCGTCGCGTACTCGACGCTTGCACTGTAAGATCTCTTGAAGTGCTCGGATGCCGGCATGGTAGCGGATAAAGTCGGACGGATACGCTTCCGCGATGACCTCAAGTGTCTCACCTTCACGTAAGCGCTTTCCAATTGTAGCAAGATCTGTGCGAGCTCCTTGTCCAGGTCCGTCGGGCTTCTCGCCGTGCTCGGTGAACCCAAATCCTGCAGCTGCGTCTCTGGTTTCCTCTTTGGAGCAATAAGCGATGGACTCGGCAACGGTACCCCGCATGACTTCGAGGTGGACTCGAGGCGAGATAAGCCGCTTGACTCCTCCCAGCTCCCTGGGATTCTTAAAGACAACGGCGCCTTGAAGATGGGGGGTGCCATTTTCTCCTCGCTCTGGCTGGTAACAGACATAGACGGCGTTGTTGGCGAGGGACTCTCCGATTCGGACTCGGTCATCATCGGTGTAGTTGTTGAGAGTAAAGACCCAATTTCGCGATCGAGCCATTCGGGAAAGCAAAGCGAGTCTTGACTGTCAGAGTTCCTGGACATTTGTGGGTTGCAAAATTGTGTCGAGTTCAAAAAATTCTGTGGGTTCTTTTCCGGCAATAGGCCTTAACGAAAATCTCGCCACATTCCTGTGTTTTTTTGTCGGCGGCGTCCTTAAATTGGGGTTTAAGTACGCCGCACAACCCACAACACTACCTCAAAAGAGGTGCGTGTTCTACCTCAAGAAAGAGGTGCACTACCTCAAATAAAGAGGTAGTGTTGTGGGACATGTGCCCAAAATGCGCACCTGCGGTGCTGGGACCGTGGGCGGCGTACTTACTCTGCATGGAGCTAAGTACGCCGCGTACTTACTCTGCATGGAGCTAAGTACGCCGCCTTAAATAATTAAAATTGTTTAGACTTTGAAAAGTTACAAACA